GCACCGGCGTATTTAAAGAAACCATTCTCTGACATCCAGTATGCAGCTCCATCTACCTCTACTGCTGCGTTCTTACCAACAAGTCCACAGTTAGTTCCAACCTGTACGAAAGCAAATGTAAAAGGTTGACCTACAAATCTTTGTAAGAACAAAGCTGTATCTGTGTATACATAGATTGCATCTCTACCTCTAATCGCTCCCATGATCCGTGATCCGTCGGCCAGTCTCTGTGTACCAGCTGTGTTGGTTGCTGTAGGTGTATATGTATTAATATCTTCTTGAGACGAAAATCTAATAAACATATCGTCTTGTGTAGACTTATCACCTATCGTTGTTTCTGTGCCAAAGAATACTAAGTGCCTGTCCGGTGTAGATACGAGCATGTGTCTTGATGCAGTTGGAGCGTTAGTAATAATAGTTGCTCTAGAGTTTGTTGCATCTGTTGCGGCAGAGTTCCATTCAAAACATTCACCGTCTACAATTAAACAGATAGCTTTATCACCAAAGTTATCAATGGACCACATACCAGGATCCACAATTAAGTCTCCCGATGCTGCTTCACCCCAAGCTATGAAACTAGAAGAGTTAGTTACTGTGGCTCCTGCAGAGTGTGATGCTGCTGTAGTGTTTCTTACACCTCTTGTTACACCTGTTAGTGTATTGGTAGATATACCTGTGTAAGATATTTCTTCTGTTCCTATTTGTATAAAGTTTGTACCTGACGATGGAAACTGTGAAGCATCGTTTAGTGTAATGCTAGTAGCAGATGAAGATATGTCTGAAGATAAAACTGTTGTAAATGCTCCTACTTCTGTTCCACCCCAAGATCCAAGTGACCAACCAAAACCTTGTGATTGCACATCGGGTCCTACTTTAAAGTAATGTTGTACTCTAATACCGCCTGACTCTGAAGCTCCAGATCCTGATTCGTTAGATGGCATTGTAATTGTAATCGTATTTGACGATGGCACAGTCGTAACCATAAACCTTATGTCATCAAAATCATCCGAATCAAAATTAGAATTTGTTATTGTTGTAAAATTATCTAATAAAATTATATCTCCTGCAGATATATTATGGTCTCCAGAAAAATTTATTGTAACTGTTGCTGATCCATTAGTTGTGCTGAATGCGTTTGTAAGCGTTGTTGTAGATTTAATGGGATGTATGTCGTAGAACACACCACCAGAAAAAGCGTATAAAATTCTGTTTGATCCTATAATAGAATATTTTCTACCTAAACTATTAGTAAATTGATGCAATGCTCTAACCGCACCTGTTACGTTATCAGCACCCAACTGTTTCCACCCACCGATCTTCTCTGGTGTTTGGTATCTAAAACGAACATTATCACAGTCTATCCACTGGCCTTCTGCGGCTGTAGCAGTGATTTGTTTATTGATTCCAGGTGCAAAGCCTATCTTTTGTAGCATAGATCTCCAGATTATATTAGATTGCGTTGATGTTCAACGTTATTTGACTATTCCTAGCATAGGTCTTTTATCATACAAATTGCTCTTTGCAAACTGTCCATCTGCATGATTATAGTGTAGGAATACTTGACCACATAATTTGCCTTGAAAAGGCTCTCTCCAATGCTCCAATTCACACCCAGAATAAATAAGCATATCTCCTGGTTTTAGGTCTACTTTTACACCTTTAGGTGCTCCAGGCTTATGTATGCCTTTATACTCGTCTATGACGTTGTCAGACCCCGTAGGATCTATAAATATAGGCCATGCATCTCCACCTAAGTTTAACGTGGTAGATATCTCACAGCTAGGTCTATCTTTGTGTCTTTGCAATATATTACCAGTTCTGTAAAGTCTTGTGTAAGAATAAGTAGGCACTAATTTAAGTCCTGTTTTCTTCTGCATTACATCTATAGTTTTAATTAACAGTGTTTCCATTAATCTATCGCTATATTTAGCATAAGAGTTTGGAACTTGTCTGTCTTTAAAATTACCTAAAAGTTTATTACCGGTATGAGTTACTCCATTCTCTAACATCCAATAATCTGCTTCTGCTGATATTTGTAAATATGTGTATGCAATGTCTGCTACCTCTTTTGATATAGCACCACGTATAACTTGATATTTATTTTTATTAAAACTCATACTTGTATAAAATTATAGGATACAGATATCCTCCAATTCTTTTCACCTTTGTCTGTATTCATGTTTATATCTACACCATGCGGCAACCAAGATGGAAAAAAGATCATACGTCCTTCTATAGGTTCATAAGCACATACTCTCCATAACTGTTCTGGTAGATTTGGCTCTCTCCTAGGCATATGTGTATTAGGTCCTGGTCTTGGATCCTCTAAAAATAATTTGCCTGAGTTCTTTGGCACTTTGATATAATATACACCTGACCACATGGAGTTAGGATGTGTATGTGTTTTATTATAACTGTAGGTTGGATTAATATTAGCCCACATATTACCAAGTCCTAGTTTACCTGATATACCATAATCTTTATTACATTCGTAAGCCATTTGAAATAATTCATCGATAAGAGGTTTATATTCTTTTCTCTTATCCATATCCGTTTTACTGTGCCAACCAAAACCAGAATTTGTTTTCTTCTCTCCTTCAGGATCTGCCTTACGCCATTTTTTTATTTCTTTAAATAAATATTTATTAAGTTCTTTTGAGTTTGCTACATCTTTAAAATATACAGCAGTTGGAAAAAGTATCTTTCTTTGTAACTGATTCGTATTTTTCATTTAAATGGCGGCCCTCCAAACCACATCACTAAAGATTTTCTTACACCTTTTTTAACGGGTGCAACTTTGTGTCTTAAGAATGATGCAAAGAATATAGCTTGTCCTTGTTTCAAGGACAGAGGTTTACTATCACCCATCTCTGAAAACAAAAGATCTCCACCTGTAAACTCTGATGGATCTGATAATAAACAAGTCATAGATATTTTACGTATTGGATTTTGACCATCTTGACCAAAAGCATTAAGATCCATGTGCCAATCATAAAAACCTTTTTTAGGATACACCGTAAACTGTGCAGGCTCTGTAAGTCTTACACCATCAAAATAAAAATGGTTTAAGTTTACAATAGATAATTGATTCTCAATAACTTTATACATCTGTGGTAGTTTATCAAAAGGTA